AAAAATACGACCGTTATTGAAGATGCGCAAGTAGTTGTTGAAAAGCAAGACGATCATGCTATTATTCATTTGTCCTTAGGGGTGCGGCAGTTGGCCATAAAGGTTTCTGATTATGAAGTGATTTTCGATGGTGAAGATAACCTTACAACTGTGTGGCGCATAGAGAAACCACAGCGGAATGATGTGCATCCGACTATGAAGCCTGTTGGCCTGTGTGCTAAGGCAATTGAAAACAGCAGCAAAGCCGGAGATATAGTAATGGACTTGTTTGGCGGTTCAGGCTCCACTTTAATAGCCTGCGAACAGCTAAACCGCACCTGCTACACGATGGAGATTGACCCGGTATACTGCGATGTCATAATCAAACGGTGGGAAAACTTCACTGGCCAGAAGGCGGTGTTGCTGGATAAATAAATTGATAAAACCTCTTGACTTTGTATAACACTTGTGGTACAATTAAGATAATAAATAAGGAGGAGGTTTTATCTATGACAAGAGACATGTACATGACAATGATGGACGGACTAGTTGCCACGATTAAGGAAAAGGCGCTGGTCGGTGGGCAAGACGATAGGGTGCGCGAGCTGGTAGACATCGTAGATGATCTGCAGGACTTCTGGAACGGCGACGAAGAATTCACTCGCTTTGATTACAACATAAGCGCAAAAGCGGCGGCCAGGCTATGAAATCGGTGTTAATAGCCATAAGGGTTCCAGAGGCGGTAAAGGAAAAAGCGGAATCGAAAGCAAAGGAGTTGGGCTACATAAAGCCCAGCGGAGAGGCAAACATAAGCGAATATATAAGAAATTTAATAATCAATGACCGGCGATAAAGACCCTTTTCTTTTTAAAATACAGGAGGTGAGGCACAGTGTGGATGTATAGTAACGAGATAGTGTTCCGGGGACACCCTGATAAGGTATGTGACCAGATAAGCGATGCAATCCTTGATGAATATCTCGCACGCGACAAGAGGGCAAGGGTAGCCGCTGAAACAATGGGCGGTAAAGGGAAAATATTCATATCCGGAGAGATTACATCAAAAGCTGCGGTGGATGTTGAAAGCGTCGTGCGGCGAGTACTGAATGATGTGGGGTATGATGCGACCCAGTATGAAATAGTCAATAATATTGGCCGGCAAAGCCCGGATATAGCAATGGGCGTGGATATTGGCGGTGCTGGTGACAATGGGATGATGTTCGGCTACGCATGTGATGATACGCCGCAATTGCTGCCAAAAGCAATGGTTATTCTTCAGGAATTCAGCCAGTTCTATGACTTGCTGCGGCAACAGAACCCCAGGTTCTTACCCGATGGTAAATGCCAGATAACCGGAGTATATGATGATAATTTCCGGCTGCGACGGATAGCAACCTTCACGATATGTTATCAGAATATCGAAACAGAAAGAGAAGAAACTGACCGAATCCTGGTCAATAAGGCAAGAGAAATATGCAATAGTTACTGCGTCGAAATTGACGAGATACTACTGAACCCAACGGGACGGTTCCAGATAGGCGGCTTCGAAGCCGACACCGGACTGACAGGCAGAAAAATAGTGGTGGACAACTATCATTCATTCGCTAATGTTGGCGGCGGCGCTTTTTCCGGCAAGGACCCTACTAAGGTTGACCGGTCAGGCGCATATAAGGCAAGGGAAATTGCAAAGGAATACCTGCAAGAATATGGGCTGAGATGGTGCGAAGTTCAACTGAGCTATGCAATAGGGCGAGACAGGCCACTTGCGATATATATTAATTCTGACAGAGGATATTTTGACCCGCCAGACAGCCTATATGACGAATGCAGGCCGGCTAATATTATTCGTGACCTGGACTTGCTGAATGTGAAATATGAGGAATTGGCGAAGTTCGGGCACTTCCTCTATTAAGGAGGTAGTGACGAATGAAACGAGTGTTCATTTCGCATCCATTTACTTCAGACCCTGAGGGGAACCGGGTCCGGGTTGATATTATCTGCCATGATTTGGTCAAGCAAGGAATACTACCGATTAGCCCTCTGCACTTATTTAGCTTTATGGAGGATGACCTCCAGAGAGAAGAAATACTCAAGGTATGCTTCAGGCTTATTGACATATGCGATGAGGTTTGGATATATGGGAACAGCGAAGGTTGCAAGAAGGAAATGGATTATGCCCTTTCCCGAGGGAAAAAGGTTCTGAATAAGTGTGGTGATCAAAATGGCGAGACCAAGCAAATTAACTCCCGAAATTACAAAAAGATTAACAGAGGCAATCAGGGCCGGAAACTATTATGAGGCTGCTTGCGGTTACGCAGGTATTCACTATTCAACCTTCCGAAAATGGATGCAGAAAGGTGAGGTCGCAAAAAGTGGTAAGTTTAGGGAGTTTTTCGAGGCTATTACGCGAGCGGAGTATGAAGCAGAAGTCAGAATGGTTGCTTTGTGGCAAAAACACATGCCGGAAGATTATCGAGCGATTAGAGATTTCCTTGAGCGCAGATATCCCGACCGCTGGGGCCGCAAAAGACTGGACATAGAACACAGCGGAGAAATCGGCATTAAGATAGTGGATGATATAGATGACGAAGATTAGGCTGACGGAGCTTATTGCTCCGTCATTCTATGGACTCCACAGGGAACTCAAAGCAGAGCTCCACGATGAGGTATGGTGTAAAGGCGGCCGCGGCAGCACAAAGTCAACCTTCATCAGCATACAGATTTTACTTGGCCTGCTGAAAGACTCAGAAGCAAACGCTGTAGTTACCAGAAGATACCAAAACGAGCTCAGAGATACTGTATACGGTCAGTTCGAGTGGACCATATCAAAGATGGGCCTGGGAGACTATTTCAAGTTTCAAGTTGCGCCAATGCAGATAGTCTACATTCCAACCGGGCAGAAGATAGTTTTCAAGGCAGCCGACAATCCGCTAAAAATGAAGTCTATCAATCTGGGCCGCGGCTACATCAAATACGCTTGGTTTGAAGAGGTCGATCAGTTTGTAGGCATGGAGGAAATCCGCAATATTCTCCAGTCACTATTCAGGGGCGAGAATAAAAAGCGGATTGTTTTCTTTTCCTACAATCCGCCAAAGTCCGGGCGCAGCTGGGTTAACCAGGAGGCGAAGATACCGAAGCCCGGCCGCAGGGTGCATCACTCAACATACCTTGACGTGCCGCCGGAATGGTTAGGTGAACGGTTCCTGGCCGATGCTGAGCACCTTAAAAAAACTAACGAGACAGCATACCGGCATGAATACTTAGGTGAGGAAGTCGGCACCGGCCTTGAGGTATTTAACAACGTTGAACTCCGAGTTATCACTGATAATGAGATTGCAACATTCGACCGCATCAGACAAGGTTTGGACTTCGGTTATGCAGTGGATCCGCTTTGCTTTGAGCGGATGCACTATGACCGGATGCGGCGACGGCTTTATATTTTTGCTGAAATTAGCGGTCTGAACTTATTCAACCGGCAGTTTTGGGATAAGGCGCAGCAGTATAACGATGTTTGGACTATTGCCGACAGCGCCGAGCCAAAGAGCATTGACGAGCTCCGGAGCTTCGGCATGAAGATAAAAGGCGCAAAGAAAGGGCCCGGTTCTGTTGAGTTCGGCATAAAGTTCCTGCAGGATTTGGAACAGATAATCATAGACCCGGAGCGCTGCCCACTGGCGGCGAGGGAATTTATAAACTACTCGCTGGAGACGGACCGAAACGGCATAGTAAAAAGCCAGTTTCCAGACAAAGACAATCACAGCTGTGATTGCGTCCGCTATGCCTTAGAAGATGACATGGTTCAGAGACGCAAGGGCCCAACAGACAAGCCTCCCGGCTGGTAAGGATGGTGATATATTTGCTTACAAGTTTATCTTTTTTGAACCCTGGAAAGACCTGGCCGCCGCCAACAGAGGCAGAGCGGCTAGAAAGATATGCTCAAAATAGGCTGTTGTTCGAGGGGAAACACGAGCTGGTATATAAAGACTGGATAAGGTTGCTCCGTGAGGACCAGCAGGCGACACTTGAAATGGTATTGAACTGGCACAAACGATTGACACTCCTGTTTGCTGATTTATTATTAGGAGAGCCGCCGAGGATTACGGCCGGTGACAAGGACAGTCAGGAGCAGGAAGCAGTAGAGAGAATCATCGAAGATAACGGCCTTTTTAATGTTGCTTATGAGGTGGTCCTGGACGTCAGCAGATATGGGACCGGGATATTCAAGGTCCGCTATGACGGCAGGGCTATCATCGAAGGCCAGCAACCGGCGATATGGTTCCCGGTAGTGAAGCCGGACAACATCAAAGAGATACAGGCCCATGTGCTGGCGTGGACTTATGAGGAAGATACCCAGGAGCGGGGCAAAACCGTTACAAAGAAGTACCTGCAGACCGAGACACACGAGCGGGGGAAAATTATCACAGCTAAATATCCGATTGAGAATAATATCATTGGTCCAGCATTGGAATATAAGGAGACAGAAACCGGCATTGATGAATTCCTTGTCGTGCCGGTGAACAATATCCTTACTACTGACCGCATAACCGGCCTCGACGATTACAGCGACTTGGACAGCATTATTCAGGCGTTGGAGGTACGAGTTGCACAAATAGAGCGCATTCTTGATAAGCACGCAGACCCGAACATGTACGGCCCCGACACGGCTCTGGAGCACGATCCGACAACGGGGCAGTGGAAATACCGGGGCGGAGGCAAATACTTCCCCGTTAGCCAGGGGGAACAGCCTCCGGGATACGTCACATGGGACGGACAGCTGGAGGCGGCATTTAAGCAGATTGAGCTATTGATGGAGCAGCTATATATTTTGAGCGAAACATCAGCAGCGGCATTTGGCCAGCTCAAGGCGGGCCTTGCCGAATCAGGCACAGCGTTAAAGCGTTTGATGATGGCTCCGTTGGCGAAAGTAAACAGGATACGCATGAGGTTTGATCCGGCGCTAAAAGAAGTCCTCTGGCTGGCGTCGCTGCTTGAAAAAGCGCAGGGCATGAGCGGGGCAGTGGTGCTTGAGGATATCCACATTGATTGGAAAGACGGCCTGCCGGATGACGAGCAGGAGCTTACACAGAATGAAGTCCAGAGGTATACTGCCGGCCTGACAAGTCTTGAAAGCTCACTCAGGCGGTTATACGGTCTTGAAGGTGAAGCGCTGCAGGAGGAAATAGACAGGATTAAGAGCGAACAGGCTGGGCAGGGAGCCACTGAACTGCCGACAATAACATTGCCGACGGTAGAGGGAGAAGGCGAAGGTGAAGAATAATGGCAGATGTCAAGCAATTCAGCGATGCCGAAATAAACCGATTAGTTAAGTTTTACGAACAGGCCGAGCGTGAAATACTTGATCGGCTGAACCGGGCGCTATTAAGGGGTAATAAGACTGAATAC